GAGACGGTCGACGTCGGGGATTTGCAGCCGACATAGACCGTTTCGACCGCCGTAGCGGCGTATCAAGCCCCCAACCAGAATCACAAAGGACCGTTGTCCGATGAGCATCCACCTTGTCGTGGTCCACGCCTTCGCGGACTACAAGCGCGGCGACCTGATCACCGACGAAGCCACCGTGAAAAAGGTTCTCGCGGACAACGCGCGCCTGGTCGTGCGGTGCCAGGACCATCCTGGGGCACCGAAGGTTACGGCGCCCGAGCCCGTCGCCCCCTCCGCTGCCTCCGTGCAGCCTGCCGCGGCCTGACCGCGCAACACACGGCAATAACCCGCGCCGAGACGGCGCCGGCATCCCCTTGATGGAGAAACCGAGATGATAGTGCCATCCGGTACGCTGAACACGGCCGCGCTGGTCGTGCCCGATCTGTATGTCCAGATCGTTCCGCCCCAGAACTACCTGATCAACGGCCAGCCGACCAACCGTATCGGCATCGTCGGCAGCGCCTCTTGGGGTCCGGTGAACCAGCCGATGATCGTCGGCGACATGCCGGACTATGCCATGACGTTCGGAGCGCCGGTCGCGCGCAAGCACGACATGGGAACGCATGTCGCGACGGCGATCCAGCAAGGCGCGTCGGATTTCCGCTGCGTGCGCGTGACGGACGGCACTGACTCCGCAGCGACCAGCACTGGTGTCTCGGGGGCCATCACCTTTGCCGCCCTGTACACCGGGTCCGAAGGGAACAACCTGACCGTTCAGCTTGTGGCCGGCGCGCAGGCCAATACCTGGAATGCGATTGTCGGGGTTCCGGGGTCCGTCCAGCCGGAGCTGTACGCTGGCATCAGCGGCACCGGCAACGCATTCTGGGTCAACCTGGCGAATGCGATCAACAGCGGCGCCGGCGTCCTGCGGCCCAAGTCGGGCCTGATCGTGGCGACCGCAGCATCCGGCACGACCGCACCGACCGCCGCGACCTTCACGTTCAGCGGTGGCACCGATGGGGCCACCTCGCTGACATCGGTTCAGATCGTCGGGTCGAATGCCACGCCACTGACGGGCATATACGCCCTGCAGAACCTTGGCTGCGGCATCCTGGTTGTCTCCGACATGGACGACAGCACGCAATGGACCACGATTGACGGATTCGCGCTGCTGAACGAAATGTACGCGATACAGACGGGGCCGAGCGGCGACACCATTTCGAACGCGACGACCACGATCCAGACGGCAGGCCTGAACTCCTACTCCTCGAAGATGCTGTTCGGCGACTGGTGCCTGTGGACCGACCAGTTCAACCAGGTCCAGCGCTACGTGTCGCCGCAGGGCTTCGCCGCCGGCCGGTTGGCGAACCTGTCGCCGGAACAGTCCGGGCTCAACAAGCCGATCTTCGGCGTCGCCGGCACGCAGAAGAGCGCCAGTACCGTGGCGACCTACAGTCAGGCGCAGTTGAGCGCCCTGATCTCCGCTGGCATCGACGTGATCACCAATCCAGGCGCTGGGAACGTGGTCATGTGGACGCTGCGCTCGGGCCACAACACGAGCTCCAACCAAGCGGTCCAGGGCGACAACTACACGCGACTGACCAATTTCATCGCGCTGTCGCTGAATGCGGGCATGGGCATCTACTGCGGCCAGGTGATCAACCAGTCCCTGTGCAACAACGTCTCGGCCACCTTCAACAGTTTCCTGCTCGGCCTGACCGGACAGGGGATACTCGGCACTGACCTGGATGACGGCGGCCTGCCGTTCTCCGTGATCTGCGGCCTCGGCACCGGGACGAACAATCCACCATCCCGCACGAAACTGAACTACTTCCAGACCGACGTGCAGATCCAGTACCAGCCGATCAACGAGAAGTTCATCGTCAACATGCAGGGCGGCCAGACCGTCACTGTCACCCGTCAGACGACGGCGGCGGGCCAGCAAACCGCGTAACGAAGGGGCCGCAAGCCCCTTCCCTTTTCTGCACCGCTGAGAGAGCGGCGCGTCCCATGGATGGAGACCATCTGGCATGCACGGACAAGGGCCAGATGGCTGCCGGCGATAATGCAGAAACAGGCCAGGCGTCGCAACCCAAGAAGCGACGTGGGCCATTCAAAAGAAGCACGAACGCGGCAGATAAGAACAGACGGTATCGCGTTGGGCTGAAGGCACGCGCGCTTATCCCTTTCCCAGACGAGAGGAAATGCTCGTCATGCCAAACGGTGAAGCCAGTTTCTGAGTTCCACAAGAACAAGTCTGACCCCTCTGGAATCGCGAGGCGATGCAAGGTGTGCAAGCGCGCCGAACATGACGCCCGCTACGCTGCGAGGCTACAGTGCTATTCCCCGGTGACCCATAAGGTGTGCAGGGACTGCGGCGTTGAGAAGCCGGCATCCGAATTTGGTCGGCAGACGGCGGCAAGGGACGGGCTCACCAGCTATTGCAACGCATGTAATAGACTTCGGTCGGCAGACTACTACGTAGCCAACAGGGAAGCGCTGATTCAAAAGGTGTGGGTCTACCAGAAGAGAAACCCCGGCATGAACCGCTCTGCCAGAATGGCATGCCGACAAAACGAGAGGGCCAAGCAATCTGGCGCGGAAGGGACATTCACGGCGCAGGATTGGCGCGACCTTCTCGATTACTACGGCAACAGGTGCGCCTATTGCCTGCGCCACGCTGACGAAGTCGGCGAACTGACCGCTGACCACATCTACCCACTATCGCGCGGGGGCTCGGGAGGCATAGAGAACATTGTTCCGTCTTGTATGAGGTGTAATTGCTCCAAGGGGAACAAGAACTTGCTTGAATTTGCCTCATGGCAAGACAATGCAGTGAGAATACTATCCGCCGCTTAGGCGGTACCGTAACCAGGAAAGTCTGAAATTGGCGCCGTTTGGCGCCATTTCTTTTCCCAAACCAGGGGTCGTTCCGTATGCCGATCGTTAATACACAAGGAAGTTTCAACGTCGGGCGCGACTGCACTGTCGTCCTCATCGGACCTTTCGGCAGGGTGCAGCTCGACAACGCCACGGGATTCAACGCCCACCAGTTGACCGCACCGATCAAGGTCGACCGGTTGGATGGTGTCCAGCTCGATGCGGAACTGCCGAAGGGGTGGGCCGGAACGCTGAACGTCGATCGCGGCAGCAATTCGGTCGACACCCTTTTCGCCAACGCGGAGCAGGCATGGATCGCGGGCGGGAGCTACCAGCTTTCGACCATGTACCAGTATGTCAATGAGTCCGACGGCAGCACGACGACGTTCGCCTATGACAACGTCGCCATGAAGTTGGCCGATGCCGGAAACTACCGGTCGGACGCGACGGTGCCGCAGGTGATCGACTGGACGGCCAACCGTCGGCGGATCGTCTAATGTCGGACGCTAATACGCCATCGGCGAGCATCGTCGCCTCCGCGCGCCAGGAGAGCGTCACGACCGACGCGCTGGGGCGAAAGATCACCATGCGTCGCTTGCTTGCACTGGACCGCCTCCGGTTGTTCAAGGCTGTCGGGGCGGCGAACTCATCCAATGCGCCATATTTCGGCATGGCGATGCTGGCGGCCTCGGTGACGCAGATCGATGAATGGCCGGCGCCGTTCCCCTCGCGCGAGTCCGATGTGGAAATGCTGGTGGCGAGGCTCGGGGACGATGGTCTTGAAGCCGTCGCTGCGGCCTTGATGACGGATCAGCTCGTCAAGGCCATCGAAGAAACTGAGGCGGGGGCGAGGGGGAAAGCCGATGCCGCCGCAACAGCCCACGGCGCCTGAGAAGTCACTCGCCCAGCTTCTGAGTGAGTCCCCGGACCTCATCGACGGCTTGTTTCTGACGATGCACGGCGTTCCGTTCGACGTTGCATTCTCTCTCGATGCCGACGAACGCTTGGCCTACTGCGTCGTGATTGGTCAGCACCAGGGCGCCCATTTCAACTGGACCACCAGGACCTGGGATCCTCCGAAAACGCGATGAGGTCTTTCAAAAGCTGCGGCGAGTTCGCGGAATATCTGCTGTCGATCATACCGCAGGTAGAGGCCGCGCAGGCGCACGGCATCCGCGATGCGGCCATGATCGTGCAGGAGGAAGCCCAACGGGAGATTGGGCACTACCAACAGGCTGCTGGACCATTTCGCGAATGGGCGCCGCTGGCTGAATCGACGTTGATGGGCTGGGACGACTCGCATGGGAACCACCACCCCGGCAAGGTCGATCTTGGCTACGCCCCGCCGGACAACCCGCTGCTTGCCAGCGGCGCGCTGAAATACTCGATCGAGATCAGCTACAACGCCCGCGAGGCCGCCATCGGTGTGCCTGACGAAATGGTCGGGGATGGCAGCGAA